GTAGCCACCGCCTTGCTGCTCCAGGCGGCTGGCCAGGTCCAGCATGCGGCCTGCGGCCTGCTCTGAGCCGACTGCAGCCACCGCCGAGTCGTTGACGATCTTGGTGGCGCTGCCGTCGAGCTGAGTGCCCTTCTGGTTCAGCTCGAACAGCTTCAGCTCGACATCAGATTGCAGACGGTCGCGGTCCAGTTTCAGGCGGTTCTGATCGAGCACCAGTCGGCCAGCGCGATCTGCGATCTGGCTGTCAAGGTTGCGAATGTTGGCCGCCGTCTGCGTGTTCTCCAGCGCCAGTCGGGTCGGCGTGTTGGCTGTGATCAGCTCTTCCTTGGTCGCGCCAGCCTCACCAGCGCGAATCTCGGCCGGTGCCTTGAGCGCCTGGATGGATGATGTCAGAACCTTGTCGCCGCCAGGTACGCCAGCCAGCATGATGCCGATGGTCTTCTGTGCGCTCTGTGGGCTGACCTCGGCCATCTGTGCCCAGGTCTCGTAGGCCTTGGCCTGACCTTCGCGGCCGGCGTTGCGTTCGGCCGTTGCGCGTTCGCGCAGGAGCTGGATGCCGATCTGTGGCTGGTTGGCACTGAAGGCCGACATGACCTGGCCACCGAAGCGCAGTTCGTTCTCCTGGCGATCCTTGGACAGCGTGTCCCAGTTGGCGCGCATGCTGTCGGCTTCGGCCTTTGGCAGCAGCATGGCCACATTGGTGAAGTCGCGCGCGCTCGGATTCGGGTTCTGCATCAGTGCAGAGACCTGCGTCTGCAGTTGCTGGCGACGTGCCAGCTCGGCTTCTTGCTGCTGGCGTTGAATTTCTTGCTGCTGGCGCTGTGCCGCCACGTCTGCGATGGTCGCGCCGATCTTGAAGCCGGACAGTGCGGCCTCGAATGGGCTTTGGACGTTCAGTTGGTAGTTGATTGGCTGGACCATATTCACACCTTGCTGTAGTTCACGGTGAGATAGCCACCAGCTTCGCCGACTGCGTCAGGATAGACGCCCTGCACCTCCTGCGCCATCAGGCCGATCTGTCGGCCACCGCCCCAGATGTACTCGAACTCGTAGACGCCCAGGCCGTCCGGCCGGGTGCCGATCTTGGTGATGTTGCGCTTCAGGCGTCGATCGCTGAAGATGCCACCGAATCCTGGCGTTCCGACCTTGGCACCATACTGCATGCCCAGGAACTGGGCTGGCAGGTTGAACAGCCCAGCCATTGCCTGGCCCTGCGCCAGCTCTGCGCCAGCTTGTGCAGCGCCTTGCTGGCCAAGCAGGCCGGCAATGTCTGCACCAGTGCGCAGACCTGCTGTGGCTGTGCCAGCAGCCGATGCCTGTCCAATCTGGGCCAGGTTTTGCGTGGTGGTCTGGCCAAGTGATGTCAGACCACCCAGGCGGCCGTATTGCCTCTCGATCTCCTGCTGCAGCATCTGTGGCCGGAACTGGGCCAGTGCTGCCTGGATATTGCCGCCGCGCAGGCCACCAGTAGCTGATGCGCGCTGCAGCAGCGCCTCCTCGCCCATTCGAACCTGAGACTGAAAGCCAGCACCTCTTTCAATACCAGAGATGGCCGCTTGCTGGGCCTCTGGGCCGCGCAAACCAAGCAGTGCCTGCTGCTGCTCAAGAGCCGGAGCGCCAGCCGCAGCATAAGGCTGCAGGCCAGTAATGGCCTCAGTGCCTGCTGTGACATAGGGCTTGAGAATCTCTCGGACAGCATCGAACTGACGACGCTGTTCTTCGATGCCAGCCTGGCTGGCTGCGACCTGTGCGCCAGCAGCATCGCTGGCAGCACTGCTTTGCATCATGCCGCCGATGAGCTGAGAGCCACCGACGACTAGGGCTGTTGTTGGATCAGGCATGGCTGAACTCCTTCATGTAGTCTTCCAGCGTCTCGCCGTACAGCTCCATGACCTGCTGCGCAGCCTGCGTGGCGCGCTGCGTGCCGTGGCACACAGCCACAACCATCAGCACTACGTCATAGTAGCCTGCACGCCAGACGAATGAGCGTGCGTCGGCATTGCCTGCGCGCTCGGCCTGGTCGGAGGCCTGCCACTTGAGGATCATGGACGCCACGACTGGCGCAAGGGTATGAGAGTTGGCCTGCCAGAAGGTGTTCTGGCTCATTCCGACCAACGTGTTCCAGATGGTAGCGTTAAGGTCTTCGCGCTCGACTGGATCGCCATCGGCAACATCGTCAAAGACCTGAATGGCACCATATAGCATGAGCAGCCATTCGACGGCTGGCGCAGGAAGCGCAAGAGACCTTTGCAGGTTCTCCTTCAGCCAATCGATACCAGTCATGCGCAACTCCTGTTTAGGGTGAGCTGCTGGCGGCTCAATCGGCTCAGCACCTTTATTTTCCCACAATTTGCCATTTGGTCAATCCTCGTCATCTTCGCGCTCTTCCCAGGCTTGGCAGGCGCGCAGATCGTGGCAGATGAAGTCGAACTTGTTGCAGTAGCCACGGAAACCGGCACCGACATCCCACTCGTTCCAGGGGATGCGGTCCATCTTGACCTGGGTCATGACCGAGTTGTCGTAATACTCGCAGTTGGAGCAGCGCCGACGACGTGCTTCTGCCTCGTCGCACTGCATGGCCTTTGCCAGTGCCATCCAGTAGGGCTTGTTCGCGCCTCGTTCGTTGCTGGGTTTTTCAGGGCCAAGCATCCAGTCATCGATGACCATCTGCGTGTTCTTCTTGTTCTCGGCCGCAGTGATGAACGGCTCTTCGATGGGCAGGCCACCGAAGCCGGCCACCATCACTTTGGGCATCTTTGCGTAGTCCATGTGGTTCTCCTATCAGGTGATCTCGCGGCCGGAGATGCGCAGCGTCAGTGACGTGGCATTGCTGGCGATGGTGCTGATGAATGCGCCAGGGTCCAGCTCTTGGCCGACTAGCTCTGGGCACAGGTAGGTCTCGCCAGGCACGACGGTGCGGTCGTCGATGATCAGATTGGCATTGCCAGCAGCACCACCGACTTGCACCAGGTTCACGCTGAACGTGCGGTTCACGGTGTCGGTGTTGGTGACGGTGGCCTTGTCGATCAGCGCCTTGGCGGCCGTGGCCGTGTATTGCGTGGTCTGGACTGCCTCCATCTGCTTGGGAGGGACGAGGGTTTTGACGGTGACGGTCATTTACTGGACTCCTTGTATGTTGTTGGACACCGTCAGGATGATTGACGGAATTGCTGGGTAAAACGCAGATGCAGGGAACGAATCCACTTGCACCGTGATGTCGTTGACTGCAAACATGATCTCGACATAGTCGTTGGCCTTCAGCTTGAAGAAGTATCCGACCGTGACCAGTTGTTCTGCGTTGTTGCCTTGAATCTGCACTTGGCTGTTGCTGTCAGGGACATCGACGCCATTGATGCGTGGCCACACCCAGAAAATGCCTGAGCCTCCTGCTGTCTTGTCCAGTTGAATGGAAAACAGGAAGTTGTAGACACCCTCGGTGTCCACAATTACGCGAGATGTAGGAGCGCCAAGGAAGACGCCATTGCTCACGTCTGTCGTGTTGAATGTGATGGCTTGTGGTGTGTTGATCGCACCAGCGGCCTGAGGCGTGGTGTCGTAGAACTGACCAAAACGCGCGCGCTTGAACTCGCGCGGAGGTGGCGACATCTGCAGGCCTTCGACAGCCGTGGCCAGTTGCCCGAGCAGCGCCAGCGCCTGGTTGGCTTTGTTCTCGGCTGACGCAAGGCTGACAGAGGTTTCCTGCGCCAGGATGGCGATCTGGTCCAGCGCCTGCGTGGCTTTCACGTCGCTGACAGAGTCAGAGACTGCCAGTTCCTGAGCAAGTGCAGCGATCTGTCCCAGCGCATCGTTGGCCGTTGCCTGCGCTGTGCCGGCTGCGATGTTGACCTCGTTGACCACGTCCGGCGCAATGGCGTCGGCCACCGCGAACAGGTTCTCGAACTGCTTGATCTGCTCGTGGTCCTTCAAGAACGCAGCAAGCTGATCGCGCGTCAGTCCAAGTCGGATGCGTGAATTGGTGGTGGTGGCCATCAGTACACCAGACCTTCGATCTGAGCCTCAAGGCGTGCGAATGCGATGTGCGAGTCACTGTCGCCACGGAAGCGCTGGATGCGCCAGTTGCGCATGTTGCCCTGCTGAAACCATGCCAGGCGCTTCCTGGTGTTGCCAATGGTGCCGACTCGGATGAATCTGTCCTGGCTCCACGACAGGCCGTCAAGCGAATAACTGGTGCTGATCTGCGGGTTGATGCCCAGCGCCACGCGACCAGTCAGCGCCACCAACTCCAGCTCGTGGAACAGCGCACCGTTGCCCTCGTTGTAGACGATCAGCGTGCCGAACTCCCAGCGCACCGTCTGTCCCCAGTGCGTACCGATGGTGTCCACCAGGTAGCCGATACTGTTGGACTGCGGATCGCCAACCAGCCACTTGTCATAGGCCCAGACCAGGTTGCGCGCGCGGTACTGCGCGAAGCCTGCTGTGGTGGTGGTCAGCGTGAACCAGACCATCTCGCCCAGCTCCTGCGAGGCCGCGCCGTCGTAGACCAGCGTGCGATCAGGAAGGTGGACGTAGAGGTGCTGGTGCGCCTTGTCGTTGCGCGCCTCCAGCTTGGCCGTGGCCAGTTGGACCTCGGTGTAGTTCATCAGCAGCTCGTCGATCTCTTGCGTGCTGACCTTGGTGGCCGTGGCATTTGCGCCCAGGTAAATGCCTGGCTGCTCGTTGCGGCCGCTGCCCAGGAATGCCACCTGCTCCATGAAGACGCAGCAGCCGAAGGTGCCGATGACGCCCTTCTGAATCTGCGCACCATCGATGCGCTGGAAGGGGAAGAACTCTGCGCCGACGTTGTCGAACACCTCGATGGTGTTGCGGTTGAGCGCATAGACCTCGTTGCGCAGCTTGACCAGCGCCACTACAGGGTCTGGATCGACTTCTGAGCTGCCGTACTTCAGCGGGTTGACTTGTGTCGGGTCTGACAGCTCAGTGACCACTAGGTTTGTACCATCAGTCGTCATGAAGTAGCCATCTACCCAGCACATGTCCAGCACCAGGCCGAGGTCTGGATCAGTCACCTGCACCAGGCCGATGGTGCTGTTCCAGTAGTACAGCCGTCCACCAGACGCAATGGCCAGGCGGTCGAAGCTGTAGTCCATTGTCACCAGCGTGTTGACAGGGCCGCCCACATCGCCCAGCACGGCCACTGCTCCATTGCTGGCCACGGTGACCAGCTTGGTGCCCATGACACGGTAGCAGACACCATTCCAGTTGATGCCGCCACGGTCCACGCCTGGGCCGCTGCCGTTGGCCACAATGCCATCGCCAGGCCGCAGGAAGCCGGAGCTGATGCCGCTGTTTTTCGGCACAGGCACCATGTTGACCGGGTAGCTCGTGCGCAGGTCCGGGCCGTTGTCGGTGTAGATGCCGTTCAGGATTGGTATCTGCATGGCCTCACCATTTCACCTTGTCTGCCCAGTAGGCAGCGCTCATCTTGCCCTTGGCGATGTTGCCGGCGTGCCTGGCCTTGAATGACTCGCGTCGAGCCTTGTCGGCCTTGCTCTCGCCTTCGCGCTTTGGAGACCCAGAGACGCCCTGCTGGCCGAACCTGATCGTCTTGACCTGGTCGCCAGCCTTGGCCACGACGACGTGGCTCTTGGTCGGATGCGATGGCGTGCGCTTGGGCTTGTTGAAGCCCTCGACGCCAACGCGCTCCAGCCTGGGGTCTTTCTTGGTGGCCATGATCAGGCGATCCGATACCAGGAATTGGTGGCCTGCACAAAGCGCATGCGGAAGAAGTCCTCGGCAGCCAGGGTGGTCGGGTCGCCATAGAGCTGAGACGCGCCATTGGCGTTGAGCGTGAAGGCCGTGATCTGCTGCGTGGTCGTGATCAGCACCTCGGTGCCATCAGGCGTGCTGGTGTTCAGCGGCAGCGTAACGGAGCCAGTGGCCAGCGTGCCGGCCGGCTGGATCAGCATCCACTGCTGCTGGGCCACAGGCGTGGGCACCGGCAGGTTGAAGCCAGTGCCTGGTGTGTAGACGTTGGTGGCCAGCGTTGGGCTGGCAAATGTCTGCTGGAAGTAGGCCAGCAGCGCGCCGATGGGCAGGCGTCGCGCGTCGCCGTTGTTCGGCGTGTAGACCGGAATCTGATCGCCAGGTGATGCGACTGCGAGCAGCGGGAGTTGGTTGATGTATGGCATGACTGTGTCCTTTCAGTTGAACTGTAACGGTCCATCTGGGCCAGCTTCGACTGGATTGACAGGAGGACGCAGGAATGGGTTGTCGTAGACGCGCCAGGGCTTGTTGCCAGCGCCGGACGGCATGGTGTTGGGGAATTGCTGCTCCAGCGGGAATGTGGCGCGCTGCATCAGCGTGTCGTAGCCCTGCTTGGCCGTGGCCTTGGTCTCATTCATGACCTGCTTGCCGTAGCTCGGCGCAAGCCTGATGCCCAGGTTGCAGATGATGGCCTCGTAGGCCGAGTCCGGCACGTTGGTCTGCTCGTCGATGCTGCCGTCCTGGGGACTGACCGGGATCGGGTAGCCAAGCCGGATGCCCTTGCCGTTCCAGTCGGCCATCATGGCATCGAGACGCTGCCTGGCCGCCTCAAGCTGCTCTGGCTGCAGATCGAACACATAGGACGCAAGGCCGATCTCTGCGAATGCAGCCTCAACGAATTGGCGCTTGCTGTAGCCCATGTCAGCCTCCCTGCTGCAGTGCAGTGGCGATCAAGCCACTGAGCTTTTTGTCGGATGTCCGACCGTTGAATGGTATCCCCAGTTCGGTGGCTTTGGCCTCTAGCTCTTCGCGCGTCGGGGGTGCGTCTTCGTTGAGCACAGCGGCCTCGACAGGCTCGGCAGCCTTGATCTTTGCCTGGGCCTCTGCCTGCTCGCGCAGCAGCCGATGGTTGATGCCATCGATGGGCTTGGAAGGCTTACGCACCTTCACAGGCTTCTTGTTCTTGCGGTACTTGGGTGCGAGGATGTTCGTTTCCATCACTTGGCCTTCTTTGCGGTCTTGGCCGCAGCCTTGAAGGCTGCAGTGGTCGGAGCGCCCTTGGCACCAGGCTTTCGCATGCGCTCAGGCGTCTTGCCTGCCGCCTTCTGGCGCTCAATGCGCTCGCGCTTGGCATGGATGTTGGCGTACAAGCCGGCCTTCATTTCATGGCCTTCTTGGGCTTGGCTGGCGCTTTGCTCGGCTTGCCTGCGGCCTTGGCTGCAGTGCGCGCAGTGGACAGCGCGACGGCCACGGCCTGCTTCTGGGGCATGCCCTTCTTCATCTCCTTGGAGATGTTCTTGCTGATGGACTTCTGCGAGTAACCCTTGGTCAACGGCATGGTGCGCTCCTTGTTGGTGAAAGAGAGAAGGGGCCGAAGCCCCTTCCCTCAGCCTGCTGCTTACTGGTTGAACAACAAGATGCCGGACATCTCGGGGTTCTTGTTCACCACACCGAACAGCGTGTCGAGACGATACTTGAT